ACCTTTGAAGTCAACAAGGTCGTGTTTCGGCGTGCCGAAATCTCGATGATTGCTGGTACACCTGGTGCTGGTAAGTCTTCTGTTGCCTTAGCAATAGCATTGAAAGCAAAGGTCCCAACACTGTACGTCAGTGCTGATACCAACGCACACACAATGGCTATGCGCCTACTGTCCATGATAACTGGCAAGACTCAATCTGATGTAGAAGTTTTACTTGAGACTGAGGTTGCTACTTCAAGGAAAGTAATTAATGAACACGCGCAGCACATCTTCTGGTCTTTTGATTCTAGTCCTACGCTGGATGATTTAGACCAGGAGGTTGCTGCGTTCGAAGAACTATGGGGATGCTCACCTACTCTTATCGTTATTGATAACCTTATGGATATCTCTAACGATGGCGGAGAAGAGTTTGCAAACATGCGCTCTACTCTGAAAGAACTCAAGTACCTCGCAAGAGATACTAACGCTGCTGTCTTAGTACTCCACCATACAAAGGAGTCCTATGTAGGTACACCGTGTCAGCCACGTTCTTCTCTACAAGGAATGGTTGCACAGTTACCTGCACTTATCTGTACAGTTGGCTCTGATGCTCCTGGCTTTATCGCCGTAGCACCAGTGAAGAACCGTTATGGTAAGGCAGACCCATCAGGCAACACTGCCTTTTGGTTGAACTTTAATCCTGAATACATGGATGTTTCTGACATCGCTGAGAGGTTAAAATGAGTATCATCGACCCTATCGTACCTCACCCTGACTGGGGCAATCCGTTTCCAAACGTAGACCCTGATGAGTGGGAAGATGACGATGACTAAAGATATAAACCAACTAAAGCCAGATTATACAAGGGCGATGGATATACGTGGTGAACCTACCACTGTATGCATCTGTGGATGTTACATTTGGAATCTCAAGGTAGCCTTCCAAGAGGATGGTACTATTGGGATGTATTTCAGAGATATGGAGTGTGTTGATTGTGGAACACAAGCAACCGCACCAATTGAGGAGTAAAAATGAAACTAACAACATACGCTTGGATTATGGCTGCTGTAGTCTTTGTGGGAACCTTGCCTCACGCTGTGGGTGCGATGTTTTTGGAGAGACAAATAGCAATCAAAGAAAATTGCGCTAAACCAATCTTTGGTGTAGTAGCAATATCCGAGATGAAGAAGATGGCAAAATGGATTGCAAAGGGCAAAGTCCTAGAGCAATACAAAAGTAATCATGAGTGGAAGGCATTGTTTACTTTATGGAACAGGGAATCTCGCTGGGATTACACCGCAGACAACCCTCGTTCAACTGCTTATGGAATACCTCAAATGCTCAATATGCCAAAGGATACTCCAATGATAAAGCAGATTGATTTAGGTCTCAAATATATCAGCCACAGATACGGTAGTCCATCAAAGGCTTTGGCCTTTCATAACCGTCACGGCTGGTACTAATCATGGGTGGTCGCGCAGCAAAGGCTAAAGGTGCAGGAGCAGAGCGAGATGTAGTCAAATACCTCAAGCAATGGTTCCCGTATGTAGACAGGCGTTTAGCAGGTGCGACCCTTGATAAAGGTGACATCTCAGGTATACCTGGTGTTACTATAGAGATAAAGAACCACGCTAAGATGGACTTAGCAGGTTGGACAGAAGAGTTGATAGTCGAGATGACTAACGATAAGGCTTGGACAGGCGTAGTTGTGCACAAGAGGAAAGGCAAGGGGAATCCTGGAGACTGGTACGCAACTATGCCTGTACATGTATGGGTAGAACTCTTAAGGAAGGTTTTAGAGAAATGATTATCTACGATTTTTTCGCAGGTACAGGAAGTGCAACTCAAGCATTTAAGGATGCTGGTCACACTGTAATTTCTTTTGAGTTAAATGGAAACTTTTTAGTAACAGAGCATGTCAATGTAATGGAGTTGACTGCTGACTATCTTGCAGAAATGTACGGAGAGCCAGACTTTATATGGGCATCTCCACCATGCACAGCATTTTCTGTTGCATCAGTACCTCATCACTGGGATGTTACTGGTGAACTGCCTATACCTAAGAGTGAACTAGCAGTAGAGTCAATTGAATTAGTAATTCATACATTAAATTTGATTAAAGAACTACAGCCACGTTTTGGCTGGCTTATGGAGAATCCAAGAGGGATGCTTCGCAAACTTAAGATAGTTGCTGGTATACCTCGTAGAACGCTTACCTACTGCCAGTATGGTGAAAGATACATGAAGCCAACTGACCTCTGGGGCACTGTTAGAGGTTGGACTCCACGCAAGCCTTGCAACAGTGGAATGCCTTGCCATGAGGCATCACCTAGAGGCTCACATAACAAAGGGGTGCAAGGTTTAATGAACGCGGAAGAACGTTCTCGTGTACCATATGAACTAAGCAAAGAGATACTAGGGGTGATAGAGGTGCTAGACAAGTGAACGATGAGAACCCGAACATCACCGCAATATTAGAGCACTATGGTGCTACAGTTCCAACCAGAAGTGGTTGGGCTAAGATGAAGTGTCCGTTTCATAATGATTCACACGCATCAGCAGCAGTTAATCTGCAAGATAATCTTTTTAAGTGTCATGGCTGTCAGTACAAGGGCAGTGGCTACAAAATTATTATGGATAAAGAGGGGGTAGGTTTTCGTGAAGCAATCAGCATCGCAGAAGGAATCCTTAACCAAAGCGGCCAAGTACTACCACGCCGCGTTGGGCGAGGCGGAAGAGTATCTGGCAGGTCGGGGAATAACAATGGAGCAAGCGACTCACGCACGCTTGGGCGTCGTCTTAGAGCCGTTAACGGGGCATGAAGCCTACCTCAATCGCTTGGCGATTCCGTATATTACGCGTTCAGGGGTGGTTGACATTAGATTCCGCTCCATGGATTTATCGGAACCAAAATACATGGGCATGGCTGGGGCTACGACGCATCTCTACAATGTATCTGCATTCTTCAGGGCAACCTCATTTATATCTATCTGCGAGGGTGAGATTGACACTATCACACTCGATGCTGCTTGCGGTATACCTGCGGTGGGGGTCCCAGGAGTCAACAACTGGAAGAAGCACTACACCAGACTCCTCCAAGACTTTGAGAAGGTCTTTCTATTTGCTGATGGTGATAATGCTGGCAGTGATTTTGGCAAGTCTCTTTCTCGGGAACTTGGTAACCTTGTGGTAGTGCAAATGCCTGAGGGGGAAGATGTGAACTCTATGTATCGTCTGTATGGTGCAGATTACTTTAACCACAAGATTGAGAGCGTGCAGTAATGTTAATCCCAGTAGACGGACACTTTGAGTGTTCAGAACCTAAGTGTGACTTTGCTACCTGCGACTTGTTTGAGTTCATGGAGCACTGTGGGGTTGAGTATGAGTGGGGTGTAAAACTCAACAAGAGGTATACCTTTAACCTGTTTGACTTCCTAGAGATACTCAATGAGTTGACCAACATAGGTGACTTGGACGCCATGTATGACCACATACAGTCAGCAACCCTGCTGATGATTAACGCATCAGGGGATGAACTGGCAGAATTTATTGAGGAAAGTGTAGTACAATCGGAGATGTCAGAAGTCATGGACGGAATCGAAAGGCTACTAAAAGAGAATGAATAATGCAGACCTCAATTCTATAGAAAAACTCATCTGGAAAGAACAAGCAGTAGACCAGTTTGACCTAGATGTGTATGAAATCGTTGATGAATTGTACGAGTTGATGTTGACTAAGCATGCAGATTATGGTCCATTAAACATTGCTCAGTCTCCTGGTGGTCCTATCAATGGGCTACGTGTACGTATGTGGGACAAGATAGCACGCATCAACAACTTGGTTGACAGTGGCGCAACAGCACAGCACGAATCACTTGAAGATTCCTTCAAAGACCTAGCAAACTATGCCATCATTGGATTGATGGTACTAAGAAAGAAGTGGCCAAATGAGTAAATACAAAGTACAGGTTATCACTAAGCAGCGTTATACAATTACTGTAGATGCTACCGATGAGGAAACTGCTGTTCAGGGTACATTAGATTTGATTGAAGAGAACCCAGAAGGTTACATTACTGGCATCTTTAATAAGTTTTTAATGGGTCCAGAGGTAGAAGTCACAGAACTCGAGGAAGCAAGCATATGAAATTCGGACCTTACAAAGGCAGTAAGCAAAATGGTGGACGTCCAATCTACGTCTTTAAGAGAAAGAAGAAAAATGGTGAAGTGGTTACAACTTCTAGCAATAAGGCTAGAGTTGATTACGAAGATGCCACAGGAAAAACCTTACCAAGAGAAACAGAAGTCGACCACAAAAACAACAAAGGTCGAGCAGGAGATGACAGAATATCAAATCTTCGAACCATCTCCAAAAGTAAGAATGTGGGATTAGAAAATAAACGACGTGCTGTAAAGAAAACCGCCAAGAAAACCGCGAAGAAAGCAGCCAAAAAGAAATGAAAAATATTGTTTGCATTTCCGACTTGCAGGTTCCATATCATGATGTCGAAGCCACGAAGGCAGTGGCGAAGTTTATCCAGTGGTATCAACCTGAGACAGTCGTCTCTTGTGGAGACGA